GCTGATCAGATTATCCACTATCGAAATTCCTTGAATCAAACGCCAACCTCGTTCTCGAACCTTCTTCATCTTGTGCGGTTCAGACTTTATGAAAACATTAATCGGATCCATTGCTGGCCCCGACTTCAGTTCCTCGAAACGCTGTTTTACACAAGCGAAGACATAACGAGTCTTCGTGTCATCAATACCAAATCCATTCCATCCAAAGACCTCAGCATTAGTAGTTCCAACTCTATTAAGCGGAATTCCTGGTGTGGATTTCCACTCAACACAGCTCAGCACTAGTCTCTTGAAGTCAACGTAGTTCGGAAAAGGCCTAATGTACCGGATTCGAACCGGCGCGTAGGTCTCTTCCAAAGCTTCGACAACCTGTTGAAACTCTCTCTCTGTTGGACTGTTAAGGTTTCTCCACGCTCGCGCGTGCATTCTTCCTCCATAACAAAGTCCCTCAAAAAGAGCTTTCTCCGAGTCTTCTGGCCACTGATACTCCTCATTGAAATCGACTTTCGCAAGTCGTTTCAATTCTTCGTGCCAGCTTTTTGTGGTGGCGTTTTCCCCGGGTCCGGCGACTTTTTGGGTTGTACGGGCGCCGTCGTAGACTTTTCCTTTTTTGAAACAGGCAATGCCTGCTCCTCCTTGGTCACGTCCGCAACTGCACCTTTGGACGGAGCCTGTGTGGCTTCCATCTCCGTATCGTCGTCCGTTTCCAGCGTCTCCGCCGTTCTGAACTTGGCTCCCTGTGCTTCCGTCTCGTTTCTTTTCCGATCCTTCTTCCTCGCATTCTTTGACTTGACAGCCAACTTCTTCTCATCCGCAGTTTGAGCAGTAAGAGCTGACACTTCCACATTCGCATCTTTCAGCAAAGGTTTCAGAGCTCTCAGCTCCTCCATGTACTGGTTGTAGTCGCCCATTACATTCGCGTGGGCATCCACATCGGCTCCAGCAATCCTGAAGCGCTCGGCGCATCTGTCCAAATTCCGGAGAACTTCCGCATACAACTCCTTGTACTGTTTCAGTTGTGCTACAGCATCCGCTTTGTCCGTTAGTCGTTTGATCACATCCTGGTTGATCACACGTGGAACTTCGAGTCCCACCTGTGGATCCCTCTGCTGATCTGGGACAACCGGAATCGGATCCTTCAGAGGGGGCGTTGTCGGCCCCCGAAGCTCTAAAAAATTCTTCCTTTCGAGCTTTATTCCTCGGATCTGATCTTCCTTATATCCCGCCACAGCAAAGTCAACTAAAGATGCTGCTTCATCATCTCTGTCCTTATCTCGTTTCCGTTTAGGTCGAGGGTCATAGTAGGCAGCGTCGTCATCCTCCATGTATCGGTCATCGTACTCGTCTTGGTCAACTTCGAAGTACTTTCCT